CTAAAGCTATTGAAGGCGAATGGTTTAGAAGAGACTCTGGAAGTGTAAAGTATTATGCTAATAGAGACAATTACCATAGACTAAGACTTTACGCAAGGGGTGAACAGTCTATACAAAAATATAAAGACGAATTATCTATTAATGGTGATTTGTCTTATCTTAATTTAGATTGGAAGCCTGTACCTATTATTCCAAAGTTTGTAGACATCGTTGTTAATGGTATTGGCGAAAGAACATTTGATATTAAAGCCTATTCTCAAGATCCTGCTTCAGTGCAGAAAAAAACAAAATACCTTGAGGATGTTATGAAAGATATGTACGCGTACGATTTAAAGCGATCAATTAAAGATGCTTTAAATATTAATACGTTTACAATTCCGGAAGATCAAATACCAAATACAGATGAAGAGTTGCAATTACATATGCAGCTTGATTATAAGCAATCAATTGAAATAGCAGAAGAAGAAGCTATTAATAATGTACTTGATTATAATAAATACCATTTACTTAAAAAACGTCTTGATTACGATATTGTAACTATAGGTATAGCTTGTAATAGAACAACATTCAATACGTCTGAAGGTATTAAAATAGAATATGTTGATCCTGCTGATATTGTTTATTCATATACAGAGTCACCGTATTTTGATGATCTATATTATGTAGGTGAATTACGCCGAGTGAGTTTGGTTGAGCTTAAAAAGCAATACCCTGAACTAACAGAAGAAAATATTAAACAAATTGAAGGTACAGGTTCAAATGCAATGCTTTATAATAAAAGCTTTGCTTCATCTGATGCCGAAGATACAAATCACGTTTATGTACTTTATTTTGAATACAAAACATTCCAAAACCAAGTATATAAAATAAAAGAAACAGCAACTGGCGCAGAAAAAGCCATTAAGAAGGCAGACGATTTTAATCCGCCGGCTGATGCTCGTTCACGTTTTGAAAAAGTAAACCGTTCTATTGAAGTGCTTTATACGGGCGCAAAAATTATTGGTAGCGATATGCTATTAGAATGGAAACTTGCCGAAAACATGACACGCCCATATTCTGATACTACAAAAGTCAATATGACTTATAATATAGTAGCGCCAAGAATGTATAAAGGTAAAGTTGAATCACTTGTTAGCCGTATGACTACGTTTGCTGATATGATTCAATTAACGCATTTAAAGCTACAACAAGTACTTTCTCGTATGGTACCTGATGGTGTTTATTTAGATGCTGATGGTATTGCTGAAATAGATTTAGGTAATGGTACAAATTACAATCCGCAGGAAGCATTAAACATGTATTTCCAAACAGGATCTGTAATTGGTAGGTCAATGACACAAGACGGCGAGTTTAACCATGGCCGTATGCCTATCCAAGAATTACAATCAGGAGCTGGCGGTAACAAAATAAGCGCTTTAATAAATTCATATAACTATTACTTGCAAATGATGCGAGATGTTACAGGATTAAATGAAGCGAGAGATGGTAGTACGCCAGATGAAAAAGCATTAGTTGGGCTACAAAAATTAGCAGCGGCTAATTCAAACACGGCAACAAGACACATTGTTCAGTCAGGATTATATTTAACGCTTAAAACAGCAGAAGCTATTTCGCTTAGGATTGCTGATATTTTAAAATTTTCAAATACCAAAGCATCATTTATAGGCGGTATAGGTAGATTCAATGTTGGCACTTTAGAAGAAATACAAAATTTGCATTTACACGAATTTGGCATTTATTTAGAATTAGCGCCAGATGACGAAGAAAAGCAACGTCTTGAAAATAATATTCAAGTAGCCCTGCAACGTGATCAAATTTATCTTGAAGATGCAATTGATATTAGAGAAATTAAAAATATCAAATTAGCTAATCAATTACTTAAAGTAAGAAGAAAGCGTAAGGCTGCTGAAGATAGAGCGATGCAGTTACAAAATATTCAAGCACAATCTGATTCTAATGCTAGAGCCGCACAGGAGGCTGCGGCTGCTGAAATGCAAAAAGAACAAGCACTTGTTGAGGGTAAAGCACAATTAGAGCAAATAAAATCTAATTTAAGTATTCAAAGATTGGAGAGAGAAGCTGCTATAAAGAAAGAACTTATGTACCATGAGTTTGATCTCAATATGAAGCTTAAACAAATGGAATCTCAGGTGATAAATAATAAAGAAGCTTATAAAGAAGATAGAAAAGATAAGCGTACTAAAATTCAGGCATCACAACAGTCTGAACTTATAGAACAAAGAAAAGGAAATACTGGTCCAAAAGATTTTGAATCTGCAGGATTTGATACACTAGGCGGTTTTGGATTAGAACAATTTGAGCCTAGATAATACACAAAAAATTTTTATAATATTTTATTATGGCTGATTACAAAATTAAAATGGTAAATGAAGAAGAACCTTCTATTGCCGAAAGAGAACAAAAAGTTTTAGAAAACGCCGGCGTTGAAGTAGATAACAACAATGGTAATTATAAAATTGATTTAAGCAAACAAAAAAATGCCGTTCAAGAGCAAAGCGCAGATGAGGTACCTGTTTCTGAAGGAGCCGAAATTAGCGAAGAAGTGGGTCAAGAAGTACGGAGTACCGAAGAACCTGCCGAAGAAAAAGAAGAAGTCTTAGAATTAATTAAAGAAGATACAGATGTACAAGAGCAAATGCAAGGGCAAGTACGGGACGAGCAAGAAAGCGAAGTCAATGAAGCCCAAGAGCAAACTCAAGAAGTAGCACGACCTGAACTTCCAGAGAATATCCAGAAGCTTGTTGATTTTATGCAAGAAACTGGCGGAAGCTTAGAAGACTATGTTCGTCTTAATACAGATTATTCTAATGTAGACGAAAAAACATTATTAAGAGAATACTACAAGCAAACTAAATCTCATTTAGACAACGATGAGATTAACTTTTTAATTGAAGACAGTTTTGCTTTTGATGAAGATATGGATGAGGAGCGAGACATCCGCAGAAAAAAACTTGCTTACAAGGAAGAAATTGCTAAGGCTCGAAATTTTCTTACTGATTTAAAAGGTAAATATTACGAAGAAGTAAAGCTTACTTCTCGTTTAGCCCCAGAACAAAAAGAAGCAATTGAGTTTTATAACAATTATAAAAAAGAGCAGGAAGGACTGACTGCTCGACAGCAAAAAGCGTCAGAACATTTTACAAAACAAACCGAAACTGTTTTTAACGAAGAATTCAAAGGTTTTGATTTCAAAGTAGGCGAAAACAAATACAGGTTTAAAGTACAAGATGTTCAACAAACCAAACAATCGCAAAGTGACATACTTAGTACATTTAGGACGTTCCTAGACGAGAATAATATGTTAAAAGATGCGCAAGGTTACCACAAAGCTTTATTTGCTGCAAGAAACGCTGATAAAATAGCTAATCACTTTTATGAACAAGGCAGGGCTGATGCAATTAAGCAATTAGAAGCAGAGGCAAAAAACATTAACATGGATCCTCGTAAAGTTGAATCTGGTTTTGTTGATGCTGGTGGCGTAAAAGTAAGGGCTGTTTCAGGCGACAATAGTTCAAAACTTAGAGTTAAAATTAAAAACTAAAAACAAACTAAATTTTTAAAACATGGCAACTGCAACTTACACTGCAGGAGGAAGTTTGATTCTGTCAAATGCCGCTCCTGTAAAACAAACGCTTGCTACTAACTACGTAGACTTTACCGCTTCTGGTACTGCTGGTTGGGCGCAACAATACTTACCAGAGCTTTACGAGGCTGAAATCGAAAGATACGGCGATCGTTCATTAGCTGGTTTCTTACAAATGGTCGGCGCTGAAATGCCAATGACTTCAGATCAAGTTATTTGGTCAGAGCAAGGACGTCTTCACCTTTCTTACTCAAGTGTTTCTTCTGCTGCTGATTCAGGTAGTGCTGGTTCTCAAGTAAACGTTGTTACTCTTGGTTCTGGTCACGCTGTACGCGTTAACCAAACTGTAGTTGTAACTGACGGAACTACTATCTGGAAAGCTTTAGTTTCAGCCACTACTGACACTACTGTCACTCTTCAAAGCTACAGCTCAGATGGTTTCGGATTCTCTGGAGCTACTGACGTAGATCTTTTTGTTTACGGTTCTGAGTTTGCTAAAGGACAAGCCGCTATGGCTGGTGCTGTTGAGCCAGATTTCGTATCTCTAACCAACAAGCCTATCATCCTTAAAGATCACTATGAAATTTCTGGATCTGATGCTTCTCAAATTGGCTGGATTGAAGTAACTGGTGAAGCTGGTCAAACAGGTTACCTATGGTACATCAAAGCTGAGGGCGATACCCGTAAGCGTTTCGAAGACTACGCTGAAATGGCACTAGTTGAGGCCGAGAAAAAAGGTGCTTCTGGAGTTGTTGCTGTAGAAGGTACTGAAGGTCTTTTCTCTGCTATTGAAAACAGAGGTCACCAATTTGACGGATTCGTTGGTGGTACTGCTACTGAGTCTTTGACTGATTTTGATACTCTTCTTAAGAAACTTGACAAAGAGGGTGCTATTGAAGAAAATATGCTTTTCGTTAACCGCGACATCGCTCTTTCTATCGATGACATGCTTGCTGCTCAAAACTCTTACGGAGCTGGTGGTACTTCTTACGGAGTATTCAACAACTCAGAAGATATGGCACTTAACCTAGGATTCTCAGGTTTCCGCAGAGGTTCTTACGATTTCTACAAAACTGACTGGAAATACCTTAACGATGCTACCACTCGTGGTCTTATCGGAGGTGTTGAAGGTGTACTTGTTCCTGCTGGTACTTCTTCAGTTTACGATCAAATCCTTGGTAAGAACATCAAGCGTCCTTTCCTACACGTACGATACAGAGCTTCTGAAGCTGATGATCGTCGTATGAAGTCTTGGATCACTGGCTCTGTTGGTGGTGCTTCTACTTCAGGAGATGACAAAATGGAAGTACACTACCTAACTGAAAGATGTTTGGTTGTACAAGGAGCTAACAACTTCGTACTTTTTAACTAATAACTATTGAGGTAAGGATTACCCCTGGCACTAACGCTGGGGGTAAATCTTTACTTTTTTTACTCTTATATTTTATTTTATTATGGCAAAACAAACTACAAAAACAGAAGGTTGGGCACAGAAAGACAGACTTTATGTACTCAAAAGTGGTAAAACTCCACTAACATATACAATCAGATCAAAAAATATATATTGGTTTGATGAAGATAAAGGGTATGAGCGAGAGCTAAAATACACCGTAAATCAAAAAACACCGTTCGTTGACGAATTCAACGGGAACGCAAGATTAGAACACATCGTATTTGAAAACGGTATTCTACTTGTACCAAGAGAAAAGCAAGTGCTTCAAAAAATGCTTTCCATTTATCATCCCGATAAAGATAAAGTATATGAAGAGTACGATGCTGAATTAGAAGCGCAGGAGGATCTTGATGTTATTGAAGCAGAAGTTGACGCTTTAATTTTAGCAAGAGAAATGGATATTGACCAAGCAGAAGCAATTATGCGCGTTGAAATTGGTTCTAAGGTATCTGAGATGACTTCTAAGGAGCTTAAACGTGATTTATTGATATTTGCACGTAAAGAGCCAAAGCTATTCATAGAACTCGCTAATGACGAAAATGTAAATATTCGTAACATTGGTGTAAAAGCAGCTGAACAGGGTATTATTAAATTATCTGATGACCAGCGTTCATTTAAATGGGCAAGCAACGGTAGATTACTTATGACCGTACCATTTGATGAAAATCCATATTCTGCACTAGCAGCATGGTTTAAAACCGATGAAGGTGTAGAAGTTTATCAAACAATTGAAAAACGATTAAAATAATTAATTAACACTATTTATCATGCCCGACAAAATGAAACCTGCAGGCTATTACACAATGGCTGAGCTAAAAGACCAAAAAGCCGGAAAGCAAAATTCTAGTCCTAAAAAAGAAAGTTTAGGACCATTTTCTGCCCCATCAATAAGCAAAGCTCCAATTGGGCCGAGCAAGCCAAAGCCTATTTCTGTTGAAGAAACATATTTTTCAACAGCAAAAGCTAATAAGCCAGCGGCCAAACCAGCTGCCGAGCCTAATACGTCTTACAAGCAGTCATTAGGTTCAAAACAGAAGAATACCCCTACTAATTTTAGATCAGAGCAGGCTGAAAATTTAAATAAAATGCTTAGCAATTATTCTGCTATAAATGAAAGCGCAGCGGCTTCTTTTAGACAAAATAGATTAACTAAAAAAGCTGCCGAGTCTTCTACGTCTTCAACAATGCCTAAAACAGATGTGTCTGCTAGAGCCGCGAAAACAAGAAGCAAAGGTGAAGCTGCCCTTAAGTCGGGCAATATAGAAAAGTCAAGAAGAATGGCGAAAAGATACGATCGCCAAACTACTAGACTTAAAAAATCATAAATAAATTTAGCTATGGCTATAAACGTAAACAAAGTTTACAGGGTAGTCCTTGCTGTTCTAAATAAGGAGCAGCGGGGTTATCTTACCCCAGATCAATTTAACAGACTTGGAAGACAAGCCCAACTTGACTTGTTTGAAAAGTCTTTTTATGATTATAATAGGCAGCTAACAAAAAGAAATATTCAGGGCGTTAATAGTGAATATGGCGATATAGCTGATAATATTGAAGAAAAAATTGACTTATTTGCTAAGTCTACAGGGTTAACATTAGTTAGTAGCGGAACATATTCTGCGCCCGCTGATTTATACAGAACAATACAAATTACTACGTCAAACGGGCTTACCGAAATTGAAAAGATAAAAAAATCTGAATATTCTTATTACAGCTCTTCGCAGTTAAGTGCGCCTTCTACATCCTATCCTGTTTACTATTTTGATAATAACGTATTTAAGGTTTTCCCTTCAAGTATATCAAGCCCTGTAATAAATTATATTAAAATACCTGCTGACCCTATTTGGGGCTTTACAGGCGGAGGAGCTGCTGCGTATGTATATTCCGCAGGCGCGTCAACAGATTTTGAATTACACCCATCTGATGAAACAAATTTAGTAATTAAGATTCTTTCTTATGCAGGTGTTATTATAAAAGACCCTACGGTTATTCAAGTAGCACAGCAACAAGAAGCAAATAACGTAACTTTAGAAAATTCTTAATAAATGGGACTTATAACTGACAACGCTTATAATTATTACGCTGGTAGTCAAAACTTCATTGGCGATGGCAGTACGGTTGCGTTTACAATAGATTTATCACCTCAGCCAACAGATGAACTTGATTTCTTTGTTTATATTGATGATGACTTGCAGGCTGAAAATACTTATGGCTATAGCGGAACAACACTAACATTTGTTACTGCTCCGGCCAATAATGCACAAATAATTGTAACACTTAAAGAAAAGGTATATGGCGATTACAGGTACACTTCTTTGGCTGATATCGTTACTAACTTTATGGTTGGCTATGTTGGCGACGGTAAAATTATTAACCGCGCCAAAAGAAGAGATGTTGTTTTCCACGCTAAAAGAGCACTTCAAGAATTTTCGTACGATATTACGAAAGTAGAAAAGATACAAGAGATGGAGATTGGCCCAAGCTTGTCAATCCCAATGCCACAAGACTACGTTAATTATGTAGCCATTTCTTATGTAGATAAATACGGTATTGAAAGACCAATACCAAGAGGAACAATTACATCTAAGCCATCCGAGGCAATATTGCAAGATGATCAGTTTAACTACCAATTTGATAGCGACGACGAACTTGCTACTACATCGCCTTTAACAGATGAAAGATTTAAAAGCCTTGACTTTAGAAACTTAGCCGGTTCTTTTGCGGATGATGATTACTTCTATAACTCTGATTATCCTGCTGAAAAAATGCTTGAAGTAGGTAAGCGTTTTGGCGGTGATCCCGCACTTATGAATAATAACGGTTTCTTTGTTATTGACGAAAAGAACGGTACAATAAACTTCACAAGTAATTTATCAGGGTATTTAGTTACGCTTAAATACATTTCTGACAGTATGGGTACTGATGAAGAAATGAAGGTGCATAAATTTGCCGAAGAGGCCATTTATAAGCACGTAGCACACGCTTTATTGTCTTCAATGGCGCAAGTACCAGAATACATTGTAAACCGCTTTAGAAGAGAACGTAGAGCTTCTATGCGCAACGCTAAACTTCGCTTATACGATTTAAAACTACCGGAACTTACTCAAGTTATGCGCGGTAAATCTAAACAAATCAAACACTAATTAAATGCCAGAGATTAAAAACACTTTCCTTGCTGGAAAGATGAATAAAAGTCTTGATGACCGGTTAGTGCCAGAAGGCGAGTACCGAGATGCGCTAAACATACAAGTTACTAAATCTGAAGGTGCAGATGTTGGTGTTATTCAAAATTTAAAGGGTAATACCAATATTAGTGGGTTAACATTACCAGCCGGATCTAAAGTTATTGGTACGTGCTTTGATGAACAAAGCAATGATATATATTGGTTTGCAACAAATAATACTGAGTCGTATTTATATAAATACAATAAAACTTCTGGAACTACTTCTGTAATACTAGAAGATACAGACGGCGATAATGAACTTTTAAACTTTAATACAGAAGATTTCATACAAGCTAATATTGTAGAAAATTATTTATTTTTTACAGACGGTAGAAATGAACCAAGAAGAATAGACGTTACCGGTAATTATAATTCATTTGTTGCCTCTGATATTACAGTTGCTAAATTAGCCCCGCAATTTGCCCCAGATATTACTGTTGAAGAAACAGATTCTACGGGCGCCGCAAACTATATTGAAGAAAAGTTTGTACGCTTTGCTTACCGTTATAAATTTTCAGACAATACATATTCTGTATACTCTCCATTTTCAAATACCGTATTTGCAATAAATACAGATACACTAACAGAGCTGCAGATTAAAGATGCGTATTCTAAGGGCACCCTTGACTTTTTAATTAATGCGGCAAGAAAAGTAAATATACAGCATAAAACTCCAACAGGCGGCACGACTGATTGGGGTGATTTTAATATTCAACAAGTTGATATTCTTTTAAAAGCTTCAGATTCACCTGCTGTATTATTGATTGACAGTATTAAAGGCAGTGACTTAAATAGCGCCTTTGTTTATAATTCTGAAAAGCCAAAGTTTGCCTTACCCGAAAGCCAACTTACAAGAGTATTTGATACTGTACCTAAAAAAGCTATTGCGCAAGAAATTGTAGGTAATAGAATTGTGTACGGTAATTTTACACAAGATTTTGATATTGATACAACTGCAAAACTGCCGTTTACCTTAACAACAATAGACAAAACTATTAATGTAGATGGTAATACTTATTTAAATTATCTTGGTGTAAAATCAAATAGAACATACGAAATAGGTATTGTTTTTTCGGATGATTATGGAAGAACATCACCCGTTATGTTTGGGCAAAATAAAGCTGTTTATTTAAATAAATCTGTACAAGAAAATTACAATAAGCAATTAGCGCTAAGCTTTACAAATGGTCTTAGTAGCGTTATAGATGCTGGATTTAAATACTACAGCATTGTAGTAAAGCAATCAGAGCAAGAATATTATAATGTTTATATGCCGGGCTTTGGCAGTGTGGATGGTAGAAGTTATTTTGCATTGTTTGGTGATAATATCAATAAAATACCAATTGATACATCAACCTATAATACCGATACTAATATTAATACAACAAGCGCAAGAGTATATTTATCTTTAGAAAATCAAGCGCTTGCAGACGCCTCGGCTACTGTTACGGATACTTTTGACTTAGAAGCATTCCAATATTCTTATAGCGACAATGGCACTTCATATAAATTTATAACAAATATAACTAATGCATTAGCACATACAAATAATGCTGACCCATTAACTATAAATGGCACGCTAACAAGTATAACTACAGGCACCGTTACGGTTGATGGTTCTAATCCGGCAATATATTATATTAATGGAATTAATCATAATATTGTAAGATATTCAAGTAGTACATTTGGCACCGCTCCCATAGGCCTTTCGCTTTCTGAAAATACAGGAGTAGATGTGTATGTAGATGGTGTTAAAAAAACATCGTCAATAGATTTTATATATGATAAAACAGCATCTCCACACCCTAAAATAACTTTTACAGAGGGTAATATACCAGAATCTGGGCAAGAAATTGCTGTTTTTCTTAAATATAACTTTTTTGAAATATCACCAGGTGCTTCAAATATTTTATTATTTTCTTTAAGTGACATAGGTGGTAGCATTACTGTAACAAAACAAACAGGTGCATATACACTTACACTAGCAACCTCTCCGCAGGAATTACCATTTATTCCGCCATCAACACCTTTTGTTGCCGGTACTCTTGAGGAGTTAAGAATAACTGGTATTTCCACAAGAAATAATTTTGGAGCGCTTAAAATCACAAGTGACATATATGCTAATAGTACAGAAGATTTAAATGGTATTTACAAAGTAGATAGCAATTATCTTTTAGCTGAGGTTGATGGCTTACATGGTGTGCCATTTTATACAGTCGGCAGCCCTGATGAAATTAAATATGCTGATTTAGCTATTCTTGAAACAAAGCCATTTGAATCTACAATTGATATTTATTATGAAACGGCGACACAGGGTCTTATATCAAGTTTAAGCAACGGTGTTGAGCTGCCTATAAATTATTATAATTGTATTAATTTAAAAGCACCAGCAAGAGGCGCAGATACAAATGTAGTATGGCAAGAATCAAGAATTAAAGGCGGTTTTAATGAGCCAAGTATGGATTACGGTGTTCAAGCTTATTTGGCCAATGAAGACTATGGGTTAATAACGCGTAAATCAAGTTTAATTTATTCGGGCATTTTAAATAATAGTACAAAAATAAATAATACAAATCAATTTCCCTCTGGCGAAAATATAGTTAGAACATTAGATCCGGTATATGGCTCAATACAAAAGCTATATGCCGATACTGATGATTTACTTATATTCCAGGAAGAAAAAGTATCACAAGCGTTAATTGACAAAGATGTTATTTATACAGCCGAAGGACAAGCGCTAACAACCGCCGGCGTGAATGTAATTAGTCAAGTAAACGCTTATGCTACAAACTATGGTATTGGTTTATATCCAAAAAGCTTTGCGGTATACGCAGGTAGAAAGTATTTTGTAGATAAACCAAAAGGTGCTGTGCTTAGATTATCTCGTGATGGTATTACAGAAATATCAAATTACGGCATGAGCAGTGAGTTTAGAAATATTTTAAGCAATGGCACTATAACTGATATTGTTGGTGGATGGGATATGTATAATAAAGAATATATTGTAAGTATTCAGGGTTCTACATATTCAACAAGCGAGTATGGCTCAGCTAACATAACACTTGGTTATGATGAATCAAATAATGGTTGGACGTCAAGATATAGCTATATACCAGAATTAATAGGTAATTTAGACGGCGATTTTTATACTTTTAAAAATGGCCAATTATACAAACATAATACAAACGCGCTTCATAATAACTTCTACGGGACGCAGTATGCGTCGTTTGTTGATATTATATTTAACCAAAACCCTTCTGCAAATAAGAATTTCTTAACTATTAATTACGAAGGGTCAGAAACGTGGAATATAAATAATGTAACAACAGATACAGATGCGGCAGAAGATATAACTGCGTATAGCATTGTAAATGATGATCTTATCATATCCGGTTTTAAAAAGTACGACAATAAATATTTTGCAAATATTATCAATGCCGCAACAAGCGTAAATAGTAATGAAGTTGTGCTTGGTAGCAGTATGTCTGGTATTAAAGGTTATTTTGCAAAACTACGTATTCAAACAGCAGATACAGGCTACAAAGAATTATTTTCTGTATCAACTAATTATAATATAAATAGTTATTAATATGGCGTCAGCAGTAAAAAGAGCATTAAGAACGCAACAGGCAGAACAACGAAAATTAGAGGGTTTACTAGCTAGTAGACAAGCTGTAATCAACCCGTATGCAAACGTTTCTGATTTAACTGCAATGATATCAAACCCATTTGCAAATCTTCAAGTTGCAACACAGGCCGCTGAAATGCAGGCTGCTGAAACAGATATATCATTGGCAGGAACATTAGATGTTTTAAGACAAACAGGTGCTGGCGCCGGCGGGGCTACCGCATTAGCACAAGCGGCTGCAAGATCAAAGCAGGGTATTTCTGCGAGCATAGAACAGCAAGAAGCTCAGAATGCTCAATTAAGAGCGCAGGGAGAATCTCAGGCAATGCAAATGAGAATGGCTGAGGCGCAAAGAATGCAAGAGGCTGATATACTTGGACAAACATTCATGTTCCAAGGTCAAGAGCAAAGAGACGTTGCTGATATTTCAAGAACGTCTGCAATGATACAACAGGCCGGTCAGCAATATTATGATATGAAAGCGGCTAACAAACAATTAATTGGTGATATTGCACAAGCAGCTGGTGCGGCAGTGGGCGCATTTTCTGAAAGAAAATTAAAGAAAAATATAAAGCTAATAGGAAAATCAAATTCAGGAATAAATATTTATGCGTTTGAATACATAAATAAATTATTTGGCAATGGCGTTTATCAAGGCGCAATGGTTGATGAAGTTCCTGGATATGCGGTTGTTAATATGGGAGAACACAAAGGCATTGATTACTCTAAAATTGATGTTGAATTTAAAAGAATTAAATAATGGCATTACCAAAAGTTACACCAGGAACATATAACTACGGTGAATATGCTAATCCTACACCTATAAAATATAATACAGGCGGAAAAGCGGCGCTTGGAGCGGGCATAGCTTCCGCAATAACATCTATTGCCGGGGCTGCTATTGAAAAAAAACAAGAAGAAAAAAGAAAAAAGCAAGCTGCTGATAAAATATTTACAGACACTTTTAATAGATTTGATAAAGAAACTAGAAACCAATTTGCTGGCCAGGTTATGGACCAAACTGATCTAGTGTCTCAAGCTTATTTAGATTTTAAAAATGGAATTATAGATGCTAAACAGCTAGCTGTTATAGAGTCTTCTACTAATGATAATATAGCAAATCTAACAGCTCTTAAAAATATTGAAGAGGGAATAGATTTGGATAATATAGATTTTGGCTCTATTAAAATGAATGAACAAAATATAGAAAATTTTTATCTTCAAAAATCATTAGAAAATAATACTGCCAAATATATTTACGATAAAAAAAATAACGAATGGACTATAGAATATAATAGCGTAAATATTAAAGATGTAAATGTTGATGAAATTATATCTGAAAATGGTATTCCTGAAAAATATTTTAGAAAAAAAACAATACCCTTAAATGAGCTAATTTCTAATTCTAAAAACTTTTTTAAGTTAGACACTAAAATTCAGCTTGCTGATGAACCGGTGCAAAATTTATTTACCGCATTAGCAAATAATTTTAACAAAAGTCAGGGGCGTATATATATGACTAACGTTTCTGAAAACGGTTATGAGCTTTTAGATGAAGGTAAAGCTATTGAAGGCTTTAGAAATAGTTCCGATGTAGATGTTGTTTATACTAAATTTGGTAAAGATATTGCTGAAGATATACTTGATTTAGAATATAATCCAGAAGATCCCGAACAAGTTGATCAAATTAAAACCTTTATTGCACAGCAGGCTGTAGCTAAAGCTGATAAAACGGGTAACAAAGTGCCAAAGCCGCGTGAGCAAAAAATGGTTGATCCTATTGAAGAAAGAACGGGGATGGATTTACAAGATAGAGCTATCGCGTTTGATCAAATAACTGCACTAAAGCCTGGTGAGCAAATAGAAATAAAATACAAAGGATCAAATGATTTTAAGAAAGAAAACTATATTATAGCAAGAAGTTCAGAGGGCGATTTAGTATTTACAAAAGATGAGGAGGGAGCCACACCGTCTGTAATTTCGCAACAAGACTTAATTAAAGAATTTGGTGTTGGAAGTCTTATTAATTTACAGAGAGCACAACAAGCAGGTATTAAATTTTAATTTATAATAGCATGTACGAGTTAAACGGACAGCAATTCACTATTGAAGAATTAAATGATTTAGCCGCGCAAAATGGCTTAACATTTGATGAGCTTATAGCAAAGAACCCCGAAATGAAACAAGTAGAGGTTCAGACCGTGGAAAAGCAACAACCACAGATAACGGGCGCGTCTGTGGGAGCAACTGCAGCGCCCGATATGGTTTCCAGCTTGGAGCCTATTTCTTTGGAATTACAAGAACAAAAAGTAACTCCGCTACAATCAATTAAAAACGCTATATCTAATGTGGGCAAAGACATTGGAAGAGCAGCAGAATTTTGGACCGGTGAATCAGGAACAGCTGAGCTTGCCAGCGCCGCTTTATTTGAAAGTTTTTTTGGCAGAAAAACAGCTGAAAAAATAAGGGATAAATATGGCGACGCATGGGTGGCACAGGGTATTGGTTTAGAAGAAATACTGCAAAATATACCAGAAGCCAAAGAGGAATTAGAAAAAAAACAAACTTTAGGTTTAATTGAATCTTTTAAAGAAGGTAATATAGCAGACTTCGCGGGGGGCGCAATAAGTACAATTATCAATGCGCTAGGCTCCGTCATTTACGGGGTTGGTACAGCGGGCTTTGGATATTATTTTGATTATGCGGCTGAAAATTATATTGATTATAACGAAGCAAAAGCTAAAAGAAAAAATACATCTTTAAATCAACTAATATTAGATAACGAAGATGAAACGCTGGCCCCTGTTGCAATAGGTGCGCTACAAGCTAGGTTGGAAAATATTGGTATTACAAAAATATTAAAGGGAACTAATTTAAACAAAGCTCTTACAAAAAAATTAGCAAATAGTCCAATTGCAAAAAAAGCATTACAAATATTAGATGTTGGAGCAATTGAAGCGGTCACAGAAACAAACCAACATTTATTAAGCAAATTTAATCAAAGATTAGCAGAAACAAATAATGCGGCAGACGCTTTGGGCAAAGTGTTTACGGAGGATTTGTTTACAGAAGAAACATATGAAAGCGCACTGCAAGGCTTTATTGGAGGTAGCGGGCTAAGAGCTTCTGGTACAACATTATCGGCTTTGCCTTCTATAAGAACGTATGAAGAATCTAAGCAAATAGATACAAGCTTAAATAAAATACGGGGCTTAAATAAAGATAAGGCGCAAGCTACTGACGAAAAAGTCAAAAACGTAATGGAGCAAGAAATAGAAATTGAAAAAGCAAAAATAACAAAAGCTGTTTCGGATGCTAATAACCGTTTATTTAAACTGCCAAAAAGCAAAATAGACCAAATTTCACAAATTTCTAAAAATGCATTTAATGAAATTAAAGAGATGGAAGTCTTTCAAGATAAATTAGATGCAAATGAAATTTCAAAAGAAGAATATGATATTGCTTATCAATCTACAATAAGAAAATTTGAAGAAAATAAATTAAGAATAAAAGGAATACTTTCAGAAGAACAAACTGTAGAAGAAGCTGTACAAAAATCAATAGATTTTAGTTCTAAAATAGCTAAGCTTTTAAATGTTGATGTAAAAATAATAAATACTATTGAAGAATTTAAAAAGTTTTTTCCGGAAGATCAGCAAAAAAATGCTGAGAAAGTTGGTGGCCTCTATATTCCTAAAAACAAAACAGTTCTAATAAATAAACAGGCCGCCATAAATACTTTACAAATTAATATTGGGGCGCATGAAATATTGCACCCAATATTAAACTCGCAAATAGGTGATGTACAAAAACAAAAAGAAATTGTTGAAGGATTTAAAAAGAATTTAAATAAAGCGCAGCGTCAAAGAATGGACGAGCTTTTAGCTTCTAAAGAATATACGACTGATGAAAAATACAATACAGAATATATTACTGTATTTTCAGATGCCATTGCTAAAGGCGAATTAGATTATGATACTTTATTTTTAGAAAAAATAGCTAATTTTTTTAAAAATTTATTTAAAGATGCAAATATTAATTTAGGTTGGGAAAGCGGCGATCAAGTTTTTGAATTTATGAAAGCTTTTTCAACTTCATCAAAAGAAGGCGAACTTTCTAATGAAATAAAAAATATAATTGATACTTCTAAGGAAGACCAATTAAAAGTAACAAAACAATTTAGTATAGAAGAAGAATATGAATCTTTAAACGAGCGCCTTAATTCTGGAGAAATTGACACTGATACATACTATCAAATATTAGATACTTTAGAAGTAAAAGAAGAGCAATCAAGAGTTGAACGGAGAAAATCAAGTAGGCCCGCGGAAGTTAGCAATGTTGCTTTAAAATCAAAAACGGTATTAGACGACATAGGTAATAATCCTGATGGGTATAATGCATTTGATCCAAAGATTGAGCAAGAGCTTGGCAAAATGGCCGCCGCTAAAGCAAGGGCATTTAGGACTCAAAATAATACCGTTATAAATCTTGAAAGAGAATTGCAAGGTTTTAATATGGAAGATTTTAAAGGGGAGCTGTATTTAAACATGCTGCCTTACATACAAAAATTTGATCCTTCTAAAAATGACAGCTTATATGGATATATAAATGCTCAATTACAAAATAGAATAAATGGCGTATTAAAAACAGGTAGAGTTGCTGAGCAAACAGGTCAAAGAAGTTTTGAAGCTACTACAGCACAATTTGCCGCACAAGAAGAAATTACAGGTGTTGAAGATGCATTTTTATTTTCAGATGAAGAAGCTGATTTATCAGTAGAATTATTAGAAAAATTTAAAGAAGAAAATAAAAGCAATTTAATTAATCCTATTAAAAAGCTTGATGGTTCTTTTGAAGAAAATGCTTTGGAAGAATTTGGCGAAAAATCTAAAGATGCAGATTTAAATGATTTAATTCTTAAAACCACACCTAATTTAGTTTCAAAATCATTAAGTGAATATTTTGGTGTAGAAGAATCTAAAATAAACAATCCTAAAGCAAATTTAAATACTGGAGAGGTAAATAGTACTGCAAAAAAATTATTTGAATTAGCACAAACTTTTATAGATCTATTGCCAAGTGGCGCAATACTAGAAGGCGAAGCGGCAACGGAAAAATTAATAGGTACAGGAACTGGTGTACCTAGAAGTATTTTAAATGCGTTTTATACTAAGGAAGATAGATTAACAAAAGGGGCCGGGCTATCTCCGTGGGTTAAGCGAACCGATATTGTTTTAGAAGATTTTTATAATGCTATAGGTGTTGACGCTGACGGAAACAATATAAAAGGTATAACAGGTAGAACCCCTGAAGCGCAGACAAGAAGAGCTATGATTGATTTTTACGGTGTATTAACTACAAATACACTTGCAAGAATTGAAATGGAAAATAGTGGTATTGATCCAAGAATTATACAAGACGCAAAGGCTGGTACTTCTGAATTGCAATTCAGTGTTGAAGAAACATATGACGCTTTAACTATTGACGAATTAGCTTCAATTTTTGCGGATACAAATAGTCTTTATAAAAAAATACAAAAAATAATTGAATTACCAGAAATAAAAGAGCAATTGAAAGCTAATTTTGGTATTGAATTAACGCAAGAAGATTTAGAACGGTTTAGGGTATCAAGAAGAACACAGGACGGGCATATATTTAATTATGAAAAATTAATTCAGCTTAATGAGCAAATAGATTTTTATGTTAAAAATATGCCAGATGCTTTTAAGAATCAAAAAACATTATATAAAAATATAGCAGGCATAGTATACAGAACTAATCTTTACGGTTATAAAAAACAATTATTAGTAAACAACACTGGAACTAAAAAGCTAGTCGACAGCAACGGCAATATTATAACTGATATTAAAAAAATAAATAAAGTAATAAAGCCAGCGGAGCATTACAATACTCTTGTTGGTAAAGGTAGAAGTGTTAATTTTTCTGAAGCTACAAAATCTTTAAATAAAACACTTAACGGCGAAATAAAAAGGCTGCCACGAAAAACAATACCATTATTAGCTAATGTAAAAAAACAAATTAGTAAAGCGGTTTCTATAAAAGAAAAACAAAAAATAATTGATGAATTTAAGGAAACCAATGTAACAAGAGAAAATGCTTTTAATCTTTTAAATAATTATAAATACGATTATTTAACTCAAGAAGGATTAACGGTAGAAGAAAGAAAAACAAGATTATTATTTTTAATACAGCTCGCCTTGTTTGATGGGCAATCAATGGGTGGTATAAAATCATTATCAACTCTTTCAAAAAATAGTAACATACTATCCGAGGGCGAACAAAAATATAGGTTAGAACATTTAGACGCGACGTCTAATACCAGCCTAGATGTTCTTTTGGGGTTAATTGGTAATTCGGCTCCTACTGTAAATAATAGGGCTGCAATGTGGCCGTCTTATATTTCAAAACGCGCCGATTCAAAAGCAGAAGGTTTATTAACTGCTATGTTTGAAGAAAAAGAAAACTTCAAAAATAAAATGATTGAAGAAAACGAAGGTTTGTTTCAATATAGTTTTGAAGAAGATTACGGCAGAATGAACGATATGATTTCTGAAACAGGCAAAGTTACTAAAGAAGAAATTAGTGAAGTTACGGCTACAAAATTAGGTAGAACAAAGGGCAGATTTAGATTTTTTATTCCGCCGTCAGCGGACGACTTTATGGGTCTTATGTACTACATGCTACGCAAGGGGCGCGTTGGTGATGAAGATTTAAAATTTATACAAGAAAAATTAATTAAGCCTTTTACAAAAGGGCAAGCAGCTTTTGATTCTTATAAACTTCGTACACTTGCACAATTTAGGGAGTTTAAAAAATTAATAAGAAAAATACCTAAGGCTAAGCTTTCTGCTAAAAACGATTTAGGATTTACTAATGAAGAAGCAGTTAGAGTTTATATTTGGAATAAACAAGGAATAGAGATACCTGGTATATCTAAAAGTGAGGTTGAGGCACTTGTTAAATTAGTTGAAGGTAATTCTGATCTTTTAGGATTTGCTGGCAATGTTTCAAATTTATTAAATGCACAAGGAGGCTATCCCGCCCCTCAAGAAAACTGGTTTGGAGGCTCAATAACCATAGATGTACTTGAGCATATTAATGAAATAAGCCGTAAAGAATTTTTTGCTGAATTTAATGAAGCCGCTGAAGCTTTTTTTGGTAAATTAAATAACCGCGGCGAAATTCAGGGACCAATAGCAAATAAGCTTAGAGCTGCGTATGGCGACAATTATATAGAAGCGCTTAGTGATATACTTTACCGTATGAAAAACGGTAGGGGAAGAGAGTTTGGTAAAAACAAACTTGTAAATCAATTTAATAATTGGATTAGCAATTCTGTTGGGGCCGTGATGTTTTTGAATGCGCGTTCTGCATTATTGCAACAAGTTTCACTCGTTAACTTTATTAACCTTACCGATAACAACCCAATTAAGTTTGCGGCGGCTATTGCAAATCCAAAACAATATTGGGCGGATTATTTAGCGCTTTTAAACTCAGATTATCTTGTCCAGCGCCGCAGTGGTATTAAAATAGACGTAAACCAAGACGAGCTTGTAAAAGCTGCTGAAAGTGGCCGAAATCCAGTTCAGAGCGTTATATCGCTTATACTTAAAAAAGGTTTCGTGCTTACAACATGGGGTGATTCACATGCTATTGCAACAGGAGGTGCCGCATTTTATAGAAACCGTATTAATACGTATTTAAATGATGGTTTATCGCAAGCTGAAGCAGAAGCTAAAGCATTTGATGATTTTAAAGAATTAGCCGAAGAATCGCAACAGTCTTCAAGACCTGATCGCATTTCAAAACAACAAGCAAGTACGTTAGGTAGATTAATATTGGCGTGGGCTAATACACCAATGCAGTATGCACGTATAACTAAAAAAGCCGCACTTGATTTAATAAACGGCAGAGGCGATTGGAAAACAAATACAAGTAAACTGATTTATTATGGAGCTATCCAGAATATTATGTTTACTTATTTACAACAAGGTTTATTTGCAATGATATTTGATGGTGAAGATGATGAAGAAGAAGATATGAACAAATATGGATTTGCATTTAATTCGATGGCTGACGGTTTCTTACGAGGATTAGGATTTGGAGGGGCGGTTGTAGCTACATCTAAAAATATGGTTCTTGAAGCTATTGATCAAGCCAAAGGCCGTGGTAATTATGATGAGGTTGTTTGGGAAGCATTAAAACTTTCTCCGCCGCTTGGTTCTAAAATATCTAAAGCAAGAGCAGTTGGTAGAACATTTGGTTGGAAACAAGAGCGTGAAAAAGTATTTACTGAAGGTTTTAGTTTAGATAACCCAGCATTTGAGGCGGTCGGTAAAGCTGTATCTGCTACAACAAATATACCACTTGACCGTGTTGTACGTAAACTTGATAATATTACCTATCCTGTGCGTCACGAAACAGAATTCTGGCAAACAATTGCATTATATTTAGGATGGGGACAATGGGAGCTTGGGCTTAAAGATGTTAAAAAACGCGAAAAAGAAAAACAAAAGCCAAAAGCCATGTCTACACAAGAGCTTATAGAATATATGAAACAAAATAAATAATTATGGCTAAAAAAGATGCTTGCTACAATAAAGTTAAAATTCGCTACAGGGTATTTCCATCGGCGTATGCTTCTGGAGCAATAGCTAAATGCCGTAAGGTTGGCGCTAAAAATTGGGGTAATGGCGGTAAGAAAAAGTAAGAAAGGCGCTTCGCTAAAACGCTGGTTTAAAGAAGAATGGATTGACGTGCGTACTGGTAAGCCTTGCGGAAGAGGCAAAGGTGAAAGCCGCGGCGTTCCATATTGTAGACCTAAAAAACGTATTTCTTCTGAAACGCCTAAAACAGCATCAGAAATGTCAACATCGGAAAAACGACAAAAGATAGCGGAAAAAAAACGTCTTGGACAGCCAAAAGGTAAGCCCCGGCGCGTAAAAGCTTTAAAAAGGAAGTAATAGTATAACTATACTAACTAAGAAAAAAACAATGGATTTGCAAGACTTAAAACTATATCTAGTCAATTCGCTAAGTCTTATTATATCTTTATCTAATATTGAAATGACTCTTAAAATTGTCCTGTTGTTAGCGTCAATAGGATATACAATCACAAAGTGGGTTGAAATTTATAAGAAGAAGAAAAATGGCAACTAAAATTGATGAAAATACACAAGTAACTTTTGACTTAAAAACTATTATAGCCATAGTAGCGGTATTGTCATCGTTTATTGGTATGTGGTTTGCCCTACAAAGAGATATAGAGGAAGCCAAACAGTTACCGGCACCCGAGGTATCTCGTACAGAGTATGATTTAAAAGATCAACTTATTCGAGAAACTATTATGAATACACAACAAAAAGTACAAGAAAATAGTGAAAAGCTTGACAAAATAGATTCTAAATTATACGAAATAATTCAAAACAAATGAAAAATTTACTTTGTTTAATTTTATTATTTTTTACATTAAACACTTTTGCGCAGAAATTTACTATTGTACAAATTAATGCAAAATGGAATTCTGCTCATACGGTTAAAATACCACACGTTTCAGGAGTAGCTACACAATTCGCGTATTTAGAAGATCAGCCGGAAAGTGTTAAAAGTAAAATTAAAGTAGTTCCTGTAATTATTTTATACAAAAATAGTACGCCAGTACGCCAATGGAATGCTGATTTAAGTTTTAAATTAAATATAACAGAAGAAGAAATTTTAAAAGCACTCTTCGAAAATAGTAAATAATGAAGTTAACAGAACACGTAACCTATAATGAGGCTACGCACTCTTATACGGCCAAAAGACTAGGTATTGAAAATATACCTACAGAAGATCAAATGTTCAATATGATAACTATTGCAACTGAAATCTTTGAGCCGCTTAGAAAATGGGTTGGTGGTCCTGTAAAAATAAATTCGTTTTTCCGAAGCGAAGAATTAAATAAGGCTATTGGAGGAAGTTCAACATCACAACACTGCGACGGGTGTGCAATGGATCTGGATGACGTATACGGTCATAAAACCAATGCCGAAATGTTTGATCATATTATCACCCATCTGCCCTTTGATCAAATTATATGGGAATTCGGTAATGATACAAACCCCGATTGGGTACACGTCAGTTATATATCTCCTGAAGAAAACAGACGAAATATATTGAGGGCAACAAGAGTAAACGGAAAAACTGTGTATAGCAAAATGTAATAAAAAAGGGGCCGAAGCCCCTTTAATTATTTCTATCCATCACAGGATAAACAATCTGGATCCATTGCTTTAGTTGCAATATCTCCTCTTAATACAGATTCAGTACGCATGTAATAAAGTGTTTTAATTCCTTTCTTCCAAGCATCTAAATGAACTTGATTTATCCACTTAGGCGTAGCTACAGAAGGAAACGCCAGATTCAAAGAAACAGACTGGTCAACGTATTGCTGTCTTATACCCGCTTGGTTAACAAGCTCAAGCTGGTTGATTTCTTTAAACGTCTTGAATACATCCTTTACTGCATCAAAGCCGTACTTTTCAATAGCCTCATCAGACTCGCTAATCTTCACAAGTTTTCCCTGCACATAGCCGTATTCATCAAGCTCTGCTATATCTTGTACAGATCCCTTATCTTCTAGAATCTTATTCCATGTTTCATTATTATCAATACCTATTCTACGTAAGACTTTTTTGAGCTCTTTGTTTTTCCGAATAAACGTCCCTTTAGCCGATTGCTCAGTAAAGACATTTGCCGCCCAAGGCTCG